AACAAAATAATCATTTGTTTCATCAAATACTATTTCAGCATTTTGGTTTGCAACCAGCTCACCACCAGCTAACGCACTTCCACCGTTTAATTTTAAATCCTTAACCCCTAAACTATTTATATTTACCGTACTCGCCCCAGTATTGGCATTAACAACCTTAAATCGAAAACGCATACCGTTTTTTAAACGCCAAACATTTGCAAGATCATCGTCCGCTTCTAATAAGTAAACATCGGCTGCTGATCCGGCTGACTCTTTATAAAAATCACCCTTAGACGCAACAACAGCCCCAGTCTTAGCCATCTGAAACAAATCAGATTCAGACTTGGTTTGGCTAGACGTGTCAATGTAATTGTCCGTCTCTGCCTTGATGTTATTAGCGTCCGTTACATTAAACACCCCATCCGTTGGATCACCTAAAACAAAATTATTATCTCTAATTGCCATTTTTTAATTCCTTATCCAAATTTTACCACACTACGACTCTTGAAAGACTACTGTTTTGTTTGCCGGTATTAAACTTTTTATCAAACATTGAAAAATAGCAGCCTTGTCAGGATTTGTTGAAAAATTACCACTTATCAAAAATAATGATCTTTCTTCATTATTTAAAACAAACGGCATTGTATAATTAAAACCTGTTGACAAACTAAATGTAATTGTAAAACCGTATGCATCAGCTAAATCAATCAAATGCTGTTCAGTTTGATAAGCCAATGATGTAAGTTTAAGAATCACATTATCCCTACGTTCCTGCAATGTCGTTGCTAACGGTATGCAGTTATCAGGAATCCCCAGATAACTCTCCCATTCGCTCAACAAGTTAATTGACGTGCCTGGCAGTACCTCTGATATTAAATCTGCTATAAAATCGCCAAAACGCTTAAATTCTTGGCTCTTAGCTTTTTGGTATGCTCTAAGGTTTGTCCCTTCCACATACTTAGCCACAAATGCTTCGCCGTTTGGTAAAAAATGATTTAAAAAACCAATCCACTCATCGGTTGTATATTTTTTAATACTCATTAAAATGTTACCGTCCCAAGTACTGCTAATTCACTGATGCCAACAGAAACATCCACTGTTGGGCTTGTTAGTGTAAATGATTTTAACTGGTTACCCCCAGAATCAACTACGCTGTTAATAACCGAATTATAATCAATAGCTCGCATATCCGTTGCTAGATTAGCTGACGAATTAAAATAATCAGTCAATGCACTTTTAATCGCTGTTTGCATTGCAGCGGTGTTTGGTGTAATGGCTGAGAATGTAAAATTAACTGTCACGGCTGTTGGCGCATCCACAATAACATCATTTGCGCTCATTGTGGATGGCTTTATTTCTAGTATTTTATTATAAACGTCCGTTATCTCCCCAGCACTTGGGAAAATTGACGCATCATTGTCTCGAACAAAAAACACACGAACCTGCCCAAGCGAAGCCACTGGGAAACTTGCAACAATAGTCCCAGTTGCAGGTGTTGACGGTGTGCCACTAACTAAATACCCAAAATTATTAGCGTCTATTTTCAATATCTTTTTTTGTACTACATTGTATTCAGACTCATTAGCCCCTGTTACAGTTATTGACTGCCCATTGTATAGCCCATGCGCTGTTTTATTAAATACGGCCAAATAATCGCCGTTTCGTGTGACACCAGTTGCTGTTATTGATGAATCAAACTCGCCAGCACCTTGAACCCATACACGGGTGACCCCATTAATTAACTTAGCTTGCTGGATTATATCGGTTTTATTAAAGTTTGCTGGTAAATTTTGCCGTCTAAAAATATAACGTGTGTTAAAGTCGTCATCACTTTCAACGTCAGAACCGCCAGCAATCTCGCTAAAATCTACATAGGCTGTTGCATTGACACCAGATATTGGGCTTGCTAAGCCAAGGCTTGCCCCAGCATCTTTATTTTGACTCGCCCCGTACTCTGTTGATATAATCGCTACATTCGCATAATCAATATCACCTTGGATTGTCCCTGTGGCTGGTGTAGTTGGCGTTGTTGTAATTGAATATGTAAATGTGGTTAGCCCAGTTACATTAATTGTATGCGTTCCGTTATACTCAGTTTCATTAGCCCCAGATATAACAACGCTTAATGAAGATGCCAAGCCGTGATTGCCAGACGTTGTGGCCGTAACGGTACTGCCAGACCGTGTTAATGATGATATGGTCAATGTTGTGGCTGTTATCGTTCCAGCAGCTGTTGTTTGATAAATATTGCCATCGTCAGATGTCACCTGTGTGGATATTGGAATTGTTGATGTGGCTGTACCAGTAAACACAATGTTTCCAGTTGCCAGCGTTGCCGGATTGCGTGTTAATCCATATTCAGCAGCGAATTTATCTAAGTATTCACCTGTAGGGTTATAATACAAGTCAATCATTTGTTGTACGGTTTGATATAACTCATAAAACGCTTTAGAATCCGCAGCATTAATTGCACGAATAAAACTGGTGCGTAAGTATGGGTCTAACTCGTTTAACTCATTAATAATATCTGTATTGATTCTCTCGAATATTTGTTGCGAACTTGGTATTGATAAACTCATGTATTCACCTATGCTATTGTTGTTTTAGACCATAAATCATAGGACTTATTGAAAGTAGTCCCATCGCTCTGTTTTATTGTAATTGATAAAACTATATTGTCATTCTTTAATATACCAGATACTATAACAGTTTGAGCAATACCGTCATCGACTAGCCATTGCAAACATTCTGATGCATACGATTCAGCTAATGACACTGTTTCTTGATTAGCTCTTTTTTGGGATAACAACCATAGTTTTGACCCTATTTGAAAATCGTTTTCATTGTTTAATTCATCAATGATATTCCCTCGCCTATTTTGTGGGGTAGCAACCTCTGAGGCTTCTGCACGTTGGTCAATATTTAAGCTGTTAATAATCGCAGTATCAAGCCCTTGTGTCTTTTTAAAGTCCCCACTAGAAAATGAGATGTCGTAAATACCATCGCTATTTTTAGCCAAATAGATATCATTCACTTTTACTAGATTCCTTGCTTATATTTACATGCTCAATTTTTAAACGTAAATAATCTTTATTCTTAGTTTTCTTACACCACGCTTCGCTAGATTGCTGCTCAGCCATTGCGTTAAGTGTATAGTTTGCGTTTGCTCTTTGTTGATTCACTTGATCGCTAACCCCTGATCTATTTAACCAAGCCTTGTTTTGATTTACAACAGAATTTCCAAACAATATACTGCTCACACTTTGGTTGTATATACTATCCATATATCAATTATACATTATTGAGGGGGGTTTGAACTACCTGGTGCGCTAGGCACAAAATGCGTATGCGTATCTAAGTCAATTCCACCAGTAGTTGAAACGGTGCCACCAGTAACACTGCCCCCAGTTATGTCACCGCTAACTGTTAGCCCCCCAGATACTGTAACATCCCCTGTGATAGTCGTTCCTCCATTAACATTAATGGCTGAAGCTGTAATATCAACTGAACCGCTAGAAACAACCTCTATTTTTTGTTCAGCATTAAATTTAACAAAATCGCCAGTAACAAAATTACCAACAACAACCTCACCCCCTTTTAAATTTTTAAATCTATCCTTGCCAGATGCCGTAAATGCTATTTTCTCATCTGTTGTACCCATATTTACCACGACAGCTAAATTGCCAGCAGGGGCATTTGCGCAGAATCCATAGGGATATATAGTAACAATATCTTTAGATTGCTCATGGTATGTGTATTGACAAAGAGGCAAATCCTTAGAGTCATCCCCAATATTAGAAACATAACCAAATTTGAGCATTGCTCTAATTTTATTTAAAACGCTCATTCATTCCCCCCCTACTTGAACTCGTTTAATATCCTCTAATAAATTATTTACTGTTAATTCACCAAAATCAGGTGAAAGTGGCTTTGGAATATAAGAATCTTCTTTTACAAGCGTTAATTGAGTGATACTCCCATTGTCTACGTTGTATGAAAATGAAACATCACGAATCAACAATTTTTCATCTACATCCAATCGTTCATCTGTTACATGTACTAATGAGTTTGGAGACCAAACTTTTGTTTTATCAACTAAAAATCCTTGCACACTACAAGTATACCCAAAACTCCGTGACTTACGAATTGATGCTTCCCATTCAGCCCTTTTTTTTGCCAACTCAGCGTTGCCAAGCGATTCATCTACAATTACTAATATTCGGCTTTTTCTAATGTCTTGGTCAAAAATAACCCCCTCATTTACAGGTAAAATCTCATTCCCTAAAGATGACCCTTTAAAAAGTTGCGATAAAATATCTTCTTGACACTGAACTACATATTTATTATACCTATTTGAATTTGCCTGAGTTTTTGATGCTTGCAATACGTTATTTTGTCCCGATTGAAACTGATTTGCAATATGAAGTATTTTATCTGAATACTCCTCGGCTTCAACACCCCCTCTTGTAATAACCAAATCCCCTTGTCCATTTGTTGTTGCTAACACTTGCCTTTTTGCACAATATTTATCTACAACCTCAAATAGCCCTGTCCCCTTTTCAACTTCAATCTGATCTGTTTTTTCAAAAATATCAGGTCGGACTAAATCAATAACATTAATGTTACTAATTCCATTTTCACTTAGTAGTTTTGTCAACAATACCTTTAACGTCATTGCTCCATTAATTACTAAAGGCTTATACACAGTCCCATCTACTATATCTGCTGTTCTGTCACGCCCAGATATAGTTACAGTGTGTCCATTATTACTATATTCAGACGATATAGATTCAACATACCCATCTAAAATTGATACCTCATGAAACAAAATAACCACATCATCACCTAAAGAAATTTGAAAATCTTCTAGCTTTTCAACGGTTCCAGTAACCGTAAATTCATTAGCAATGGTTTCTAATGATCGAGTAACACTTACAGATAAAAAGTTTGAATATGCGACCCCATCCACCTCAACCACAATATCTTTACCAAAAACCTTATCTATAAAGTTTCCGGCCTTAGTCTTAAACCCCATTAAATAGCCTCTGTAATTGTTTGACTGCCCTCAACAAACCCAGTATTTGAAATGTCGTTTAAATCAATTATTTCAGTGTTTTTAGACGAATCTGCATATAAAGAATATGCCAATACACTACTTGGAATTAAACCAGTTGTGTATGTAGTTAAATCTCTTAATTCTAGGGTTGAAAAAAACCGCATAACCGCCGTCTTTATTGCCAACATAGCTATCCTTGAGTCAGAATCAATAAGAGAATTGTCTGAAACAACAGAATACTCATTATCTAATTGATTAATCACTTTATCCAATTCAACTTTATTCAAATAAGTAATATTAACCGCATTGTCATAGGCATACGATAAATTAATGCCTTGAATAATTAAGTTTATGGAGTTTAATAATTCAGAATCGGTTTTGCTAGACTGAATATTTGTAATATTGTTCCCAAAGCTAAATAACTCTACGTTTAATAAATATTTGCTTTTTGAATCCTTACCAATTCTATTATAGGTTTCAAATAACCCAGCTAATAAACTAGATATCTCATTATTAACTACAATAGAGAACATGCTGTCATTCATACTATTTGCAACGGCATTAAAATCACTATTATTTTCATTTTCAATTTTAACAATAGCCTTTCGCATAGTATCAATCAATAAATTGACCCTATCGGCCAATAAACGTGTTGTATTGTTTTTTAAAATCCCTTTTAATGCCATGCTAAAACCCGAACCTTCCTAATTTAGATTTTCCAAATGCTGATATTTTATCAACCCCTGTAGCTCGTAATGCGCTTATAGCTGACGTGGTCAATGTGGATAGTGAGGGTAAAAATAGCCCAAACTCAATAATAAATGTAATTGAGTAATCATAAAGCCCATATCGATCAATAGAATCGTTTTTGGTATATGTAGTAACCTTAGCTGTGAAATTGCCGTATTTTGGATGGGACAATATACCTGACCCACTTGCGTTTAAGGCAGCGTCTAAAACATCCCTATTGTCATCATCAATTTGCGCTGAAATAGTAAACTGCTTAGGCATTTTCCCCATTTGCTCAATTTTAAAATTATTAGACCCTGGGTATAAATGCTGGACTGTCTTAAACCCTCTTTGCTCTGCGCTTCCACGATAATAAAAGGGTACCCCACGCCACGATGCTTGTTTAGGGTTAGCCATTATGGGTTGACCCCAACTGTTTGCATAATACGACCACGGTTATTAGACGTCCCAAAAAAACTATCTAATACAGTAGTCCCTTTTTCAGCAGCAACTGTTATATTCCCATTTAGTTCAACTGATTGGGATTTTGGATTAAGAACTCGAAATGCCCCTCCACCAGTCATGCCTCCAAGAAACGCATCTGTATACTTAGCTTTTGTCTCTTTAAATAAAGAATCTATAGAAAAGAAATCGCTCATAGCTTGCCTAATTGAGTTTGCTATCATTTTTGATATCTCATCCATAAATATTTTAATATATGGCCTTACATACTCAAAAGCATCAATAATATAATCTTTAAATAAATTTTTAAGAAGCTTAAAATCCCCAGCCGTTTTTTCTATTTGTTTTGAAAGTGCGACAAAACCGGCAGTTAATTTATCAACAAAAAATTTAATTTTATCATCAAAAGTGTCAATAATTGAAATAGCAGTAAGCTTTACTGCGCCGAAAAACTTTTTTACCTTATTAGCAAGCGATGCTTGCTGAATATCATACTCTCTAGCCAACGCTTTGTTTAAATTAAACTCTTTATTAGACTCAGCCATTGATTTTTTTACTAAATCAATCTTTTTTGCTAAGGTAGTCATAACAACTTTATCCCTAATCCCTTCTAAGCCTAAGTAATTTAACGCTCGTGTTAAATTAACCCCTTTTTTCTCCATGTCATCTATTGAAGCCCCTAATTGTACTAACGCCCCTACAGCATCAGCTTCAAATGCACTTTTTAATTCATCTCTAGTTTTGCCTGAAATTGCTGACATAATAACCAAGGCATCCCCACCAGAATAAACAGCTTCATTCATAACGCCTAAAACACGGGAAACAGCACCAGATGCAAGCTCGCTTTGTAATCCAACACTTTTAAATGCAGCAGCAAGACCCATAGCGTCTTGGCCACTCATGTTAAACGCTTGCGATCTTGATGCCATATCCATGGCAAACCTTAATATCTCTCGCTCTGTGGCTGCGCTTGTGTTACCTAAATGTGTTAAGGCAGATGCATACCTATCAATATCATTAATATTCCCACCAACAACATTGACTAGCCTAGCCATCTGGGATGCCCCTTCTTCACCATAAACATCCGTGGCTGATT